GAAGAAGCATCTAAATTAATAGTACCGCTTGTAGTAGATATATCTTGAATTGCAGTATATCTTGGTGCTAACTCATCGTGGTCTACAACATCTGCAGAAATACTTAAAACAGTTGAACCTGTTACGTCTCCTGTATGAGTAGCGTTAGGGGAATCATTTGTTATTGTTACATCACCTGTTGCTTGGTCTACTGAAATCCCTGTACCTGCAATTATTGAACCTACATCCCCTGCATCATCATTGTACAGTTCGGTAAAGTTATCGTTGACTTTATCAAAGGCGGTTCTTAATGGGTCTCCTGTTCCATCATTTGCCGAAGTACCTATGTTTATTGTTTGTTGTGCCATATCTTTTTAAAATTGTGTTGCATCTGCTTTTATACTTGTATTGTCTGCGCTTACTAAAGTGGTGTCAGCAAATAATAAACTACCATCAAAATTGAAAGGATATATAATACCCCAACTATTAGCTTCGTTTACATTACCTGCCCATACATCGTCATAAACTTCTCCCCAAGAGATGTTATTTCTTCCGTACCAATCTTCAATGTTTGCCATATATAGTACAATTACTTTTTTTGGTTTTTGTTATATAAGCTAAATACTGTTTTAACTTTATAACATTCTCTTGTTTTGGTTTATACTTTCTTACAGTACCCATCCTTCAAAACTTGCATCTTTATCAGGATATACATCATCATTACTATTTGTGTAGTATTCAGGAAACTTACTACTTGCCTCAAAACTCATATAGTTAATGAATCTGTCTGTATAGTATTGTGCTACGTTTCTTTCTTTTTCTATTAAGAAATCTACTTCATTCTTTTCTACGTTTGTAGCATTCTCTGAACCGTGCTTAAATATGCCTTTATTTGCTATTGTATAAGCCGCAAAGGGTAAGTACTCAACTAATGCCCAATGTATCAGCATAGGCTTTATATGAGTGTTTACGAGCGTTAAATAATCTCCTGTTAAACTACTTGCTACAATATCAGCTTGAATCTTGTTATAAAGGTCAGTTCCTAAATAGTTTTGGATATGTATATCTTGTGCTATCTTAATATACTGTAAGAACTTGTCCGTATCTACGTTTCCATTGACAGAACTAAACTTTACTAAATCTTTTCTTGTTATGAATAATGCGTCTGCCATATCTTACTTATTTACAAATCCTTTATTAGGCATATCCACAGGTCGTTTAGCAACCTTTGGGTCATTAGTTTCAGGAGTAAATCCCTCTTTCTTTGCCTTGTTAACACTAATCTCTGCATTTGGGTTTGTAGCATCAGGTTTTACGTCAACTGCCATATAAGTTTTACGCATCCAAAAATGATGACAAGCACCTCCACCTTTATATAACCATATATCGTAGGTAGCTGCTCCATTCAATCCCCATCCTGCATTTACCGCTCTTTGGCTCATCTGCATTATATCTTCTTTGCGGTATATCTTTTTGGCATTTACCATTTTCTTGCAAAACTCTCTTGAATTAGTTTGTGTTTTTAATGGCGCATACTGATAACGCACCTTAAACTTCATATCCTCTACTTCCCCATCTTGCTCACTTGTAGCATTAGGTCTTGCAGTTCCTGTTGAAGCCAATCCAATCATTTTGTCTAATGCTTCTTCTTGGTCATAGTCAACTTCTCTTTCGTCAACCAATACCCAATTCTCTAAATCTTCTTCTTCTCCAAACTCATCAAGCAAGTCAAACATTTTATTGTCATCAAACTCTGCGGACAATTTAACCCCTGTTTCTTCTTCTCTTGCTTCATCTGTAATAGCGTTGTCTGTTTCTATGAATGATAAAGGTTGAAGTGTCTTAAAATATAATTTAAGAGAAATACCGTTAACCGCTAAAATATCGTCTATATGCTCACATAATAGGTCTTGGTAGGGTTTTATAGTAATATTGTCAAAAAGTAGCGCAGCGGTCTTTATTTCGTCTGCATTTGACCCTAAACCATTGTTTTCTGTTCTAATTCCTAAAAGTAACGGACTTGTTACCCTATGAGCAACTATTAATTTGTTTGCACATTCTCTTGATAGGTATTCGTAGTGTTGTGGTGCATCATTTAATGGAATATCGTCAACTGTTGTTTTAGCTTCAGCGTTGTTGTTGAAAGCAATAATTACTTTCTCGCCTCTTGAACCTGTCAGCTTGTGCATTACATCGTTCTTAATCTGCATTTGCTTCTCACGGTCAGGAACACCATTATTAAAGTTTACTACTTTTGTTCCGCTAAATCCATTTTGTACATCGTTAATTAAGTAGTCAGCTACCTCTGATTCTAATTCAGCGTAAGCCAATCCACCTTGATAATCTACAGGACAATAGTAATCGTACCCCGAAACATATTTCTTTACGATTTTAATTTCAGGTTCGTTACCGTTACCAAATCCAAAAGCTGCAATACGTTGAGGTTTATCACTACGTTTTACATCTTTCCATTTAGGATGATAGTAATATGCTTCAATCTCTCCATCTTCGTTACACTTCTCTGCTCGTAAAGTTTGTCTTGGGAAGTGTTCGGCTCTTACTACTTGACCTTTTTTGTAAAGTACTTGAAAAGCACCTTCTCCTAATAGTTTAAGGTCTAAAGTTACTTTGCGTAAACAACTATCGTGGAAGATAGAACGCATAGCAGCATACTCATCAGGTTTTGAACTATTATCCAAAGCATCAAGACCTTTACCGTAAATCATATTTGTAATACCGTTTATAATGGCATTATTTGTTGTGGATTCGGTATATAGGTCTATTAGGTAAGAATAATAATCGTTATCTTCTCCGTACTCAACCCAATCTCTGTTTTTATCTTCAGATATTTTAGGTCTATTGTAAGAAGCTAAATTAACTATGTGTAAATTATCCATTAGAATGTAATAAATTCGTTATCTGTATCATTGGCAATAAAAGCACCACTATTAATAGTATAATCTGTTAAGTCAGCTTGATTAGTACAAAAGATTTTGTCTTTATGTATTACCTCACTACCTTCTTTAATAGTTAGCGTGTAGGTTTCATCTTCTTTCAAATTAAACACCGCAGTATAAGTATTATAATACAGTTGTTCCGCTATAGATGTAGTATCTACGTTGTGTACTTCTGTATTTGTGGTTTCGTTTATAACAGTTACGTTATAAGTATTCCCACTTGTAAACTTTCTTGGTATTAAATTAATAGTTTGTGCTGATGCACTTTCTTCTAATACAATCATATTTATACAATAAAAAAACTTTGAATTTGTTATTTCTATAAAACAAAAAAGGGCAGCATATAGCCACCCTTCTCAATCAAATGAAATCTCTATTAAGAGTTTGTTCCTTCTGTAATAGTATCAGTAGCTGAAACCATTCCTGCGAATGGGTCTCCTGCAGTTGCACCTGATACAAAGTTAGCAGGTTTCAATTCTTGTGCCGCTAATGTTAAGGTATATCCTGAAAGGTCTCCCATAGCCGCTCCTGTAGAAATTGTACCTCCTGTTACTTCAGCACCGTGTTCAAGACCCATAATAAATACATTACCGTTGTAATCTTCAACAGCAACGTGAGGTCTACCGTATGCTAATAGTTTTAATTCTTTGTTATCTTCTTTAGACAGCTTTTTAAGCGTAAGGTTTAAAGTTTGCTCAAAGAAAGTCGTTCCGTTTTCTCTTGATGAGGTAATAGTTTGCTCAAAGCTACTATTTCCTTTTAATTCATATTTGTATGCAGTAAAAGTACCTGCTATATCAGTAATTTCGTCATCTGTTTGTGTTACCGTTCCGTAATCTCCGAAATCAGTAAAGTAAACAGCTTTTAGACCACCAACTACGTCTTTACAAGGTTCTTTTCTACCACGAGTTAAATCACAAGCCATATTTTATTGTATTAAAAAAGGGTAGGCAGATATAAAACCACCTACCCTCTTATATTAGTTATTCAGTTATTAGTTAGCAGAGTTAGTGATACCGTAAGTTACGATGTCATCAACAATACCATATTGTACACCTGCAGTAAATCTCATTACCACACGGATGTTGTCAGAACCATCAAGGTCGCTCATATCTAATACTTTTACTTCATTGTGGTCAGCTAATAGACCTGTACCAAAGAATAAGTTAGATTTTTCAGCAGCCATAGCTGTGTTGTCAGCAAGACCGTTAGCTACAAAGATTTTAACTCCATCAAAAGTTAAAGAACCGTTGTTCCACCATTGAGTACCCATAGCGTTTGTACCATTAGCACCAAGTCCTGAAGAACCAAATCCTCCTAATGCACGAACGTATGCTCTTGCAATGTTTTGAGAAACGTAAACGTTCAAATCCTCACTTCCGTAAAGTGCAGAAGGGATAGCATCTACGATTTTACCTAATTCAGTAATTACGTTAGAAGCAGTTACTGTAGTTCCTGCAACTTCTTGTGCGGCAGGTAATGCTGCATCAGTTGCAATTTGAGTAGTAAGACCATCAAACTGTCCTGAAGTTGAAGTATCTCCTGCCCAAATAGAGTTTTCAGTTCTTTGTGCAACTTTAGCTGCAACGTGAGCAATTAAGAAATCAGAAAATGCAGGAGGTAAATCGTGATGTGCAGAATACCCCATTTGTACTGCTTCCCAATCAGAGATAAAATCTTTCTTACAAAGTTGTAAGTTCACTTGCTGAAATTCAGGTTGTAAAACTCTTTCTGTAAGAGTAACTGTAGAAGTAGCTGTAAAGTCGCAAGAAGCATCTTTTACGATGTCATCTGTAGATACTTTTTTGATTACTTCTTTAAATTTAACGTTAGGTTTAACTGTAATCCCTCCGTTTTCAATAGTTGAAGCACTTAATAGAGCAGCAGAAATATACTGTCCTGCAAACTCACCTGCATAAGTACTTGTAATAGATGTAGTTGTTGCCATTTTTATTAATTATTATTTTTTAATGTTTGCAATTTTTGAAAATACTCTATCCATAGTAGTCGCTTGTCTTTTTTGACCATATAGATTGATATTTACTTTTTGTTCCTTTTCAGGATTATGAGTGATTTTAGCTACAGGTTCTTCAGCAGATAATTCTACTTCTTCTTCTTTAACTTCCTCACTTAATTCTTCTTTGGGTTCTTCAACTTCTTCAGAACTCATCTCTTCTTTAGGCTCAAGCATAGCTTTGATTTCTTCAATCATTTCTTTAACCTCTGCAAGTTCTTCTTTAGTTGCATATCCCATTTCTTCTTCCTCTGCAGCTTCTACTTCTTCAGATGCTTCCGCTTCTTCTTGTTCTGCTGCCCCTATAGAAGCAATAATACCCTCTTCTTCTACTTTTAGCATTTCGCCATCTTCAAGAGTGTACTCGCCTACAGGTAGTGCTACCTTTTCATCTTCTGTTACGATGAACACTTCACTTCCTGCAGCGAAATCTTCACTTTCAATAACAGTTCCGTTTTCCAAAGTAGCTTGTGCTAATTTTACTTCTTGGGTTTCTTCATTTAGTTCCACTCCAAGAACTTCTTTTACTTTGTTTAACATATCTGTCGCTTTCATATAAATTGAATATAATTATACAATAACTTATTAATTACTTTGTTATATTTTTACTCTGTGCCTGTAATGTTACCTATTCCTTGTGCTTGGAAACTTCCATCACAACACTTTCTTGAATAAGTTTTACCATCTTTACACAAACATCCTCTTCTGTCGTTTTGTGGACTTGGGTTTCTATCGGTTCTTTCTTTTCTCATTAGCTAAAGTCAGCGTTTTGTGTTCGTTGTATAAAATATATAATATCCCATATCTTTGCACTTCCTCCATTAGAAGTTATTTTCCAATCAGTACCATTTGTTACAAAATCAGCATCTGTATAATATTGGAACATTTGATGAAAGTCGTGTGATATATTGTTTCCTTTAGGGAAATTAATATCACTTCTTATTCTATCGTATGGTGTACCGTTACCTCCTTCAAAATGTAAACTTAAATATGTTTGGTTAGCGTTTGCTGCTGAACATCTAAATACTACCGTAATTTGGTAAACATCGTTTTCATTTATAGCTAACACTTTATTAGTAGTACCATTATAAAAGGTAATTGAAGGATGACTTCTGTAAACCGCTCCTGCGTTATTAGGTAATACAACCTCAACACCATCTGCTAAAGTTAATTTATTAGATGAGGTGTAAGTAGTATCATCGTATCTTGCCCAACCATTTACAGTTATAACATTTTGTGGATATACTACTACGTTGTTATTGTTATGACCCATATAAAGGGCATCTGTAGTATGTAGCATTGCTCCATCTTCAATATTAACAGCATCAACCTCTGTTTGGTCGGTGTGTTGAACGTGGACTTTGTAAGATGTGTTTTTTAATACTGCCATTAGTCAATAGGTACACAATTAGGAACTCGTCTACCGTTTTTTATTTTAAACCCTATCATTTCATATCCTGCTTGGCAAGGTTCTTTTAGAGATGCTTCTAATAGGTCTAATTCTCTTAATTTAGCGCCTGCCCAACGTAATCCTGCCTTTCCTCCCCACAATAAGTAAGAAATAGTACCACACGCCTCTGTATCTCCTTCATCGTAATACTCTTCTGCTCTTGATAGGTAACTAAACATTCTTTTGATTGTTTCTACAGTAACCGCCTCTTTCTTTGCTAATTGTTGCGCTCTTACTTTACCTACTTGGGTAGCACACTTGTTATTGACTTTTTCGTTTAATTCAATACCACGTTTAGCGTTGTTAGAAACAGCATCAGGATAATCAGCATACGATTCAAGTTCTTCTCCTTTTAGTATTTGTTTTAGTTCAGTAACTAATGCTTCAGCTTCTTCCTCTTCTAATTTAGCTAATTCGTCTTTTATACTTTTGTCTTTAGGCCTTTCTGCTTTGTCAGCAAAATATCCTTCTATAGAGAATCCTTTTACCTTGCCTGTTTTAACGTAATTGTTCCAAATATCATCATTGAGAACCTTCATAGAAACCATCCAAGTTCCAAGAGGCACTTCCATATCGTACATTCTTGTTTTATCTTTTTCTTTGTCCTCAACAATCCAAGATTCAACAACACTTAAACCTGTAAGAGGCATTTGGTGTTCTAATGTACTTTTGTTTTGGTTTCCGTTTATAAAGAATAACTCACTTGCTTTTCTTACCGTATCTCTTGAGAAATAAATGTAATATTCATTGTCCTCATTTCTACGGTAAATAGGTTTGTTAGGAATTAAAGCCGCGCCCATTAAGATACGCTTTTCCTTATCTACTTCTGCAAGTTTAAACTCTTGGTTTTTAAGTGCTATAAAATCTTCCTCTATGGCAGGACTTTCAACAACAGATATTGCTTCAATCCCTATAGCATCTTCTTCATCTAAAATAAGTTCTACTATGTTCATATTAATACAATAGTTTTTTGAGTAATTTGTTACCCTATTGATGCACCTTCTGTTATTTTTCTATCAAGTGCTTGTTGGTTGGTTACATCATCTCCTACGACGTATGCTTTAATAGGTCTTTCTTCTCTTTCTCCTAATGTTTGTGCTAATTGGTTTTCAGGAGACGCGCCTACTACATTAAATGCAGGTGCTTGTGGTGCGCTTGGTGTGGAAATTGTACCTCCACCTGTTGCTCCACCTGCTGCTCCACCGATTGTACTTTTAGCCGCATTAACAGCACTTCTAATAGATGATATAATACCTGCTGCCTGCGCTGCAAATATTGCTATATTAATTAAGTTAGCAGGAGGCGGTGCTGATGCCGCTGCCTTTGCTCCACCTGCCGCTAAATCAACTGAACCTTCTGCACTTTTATTTAATATTTTTTGTAGTGTTACTTTTGCCGCCATTACCTGCTCTTGAATCATCATAGCTTGTTTGGCTAAAAACAATGCCTTACCCAATTTAGTTTCTTCTCCTGCTGCTTCAATAGAGGCATCTAAAGCACCATATATAGACGCTTTTTTCTGTTGTTCAAGTTCTATTTCTTTTTGTTTCTTTTCTTCTAATCTTTCAAGTTCTGCTTCATCAGCTTCTTTCTTTAAATCTGCTGCTTCACGTTCTAAAGATATACGATTAGATATTTGTTCTGAACGAAATCCTTCTATTTGTGCAAGTACAGCTTCTCTTTCGTTTTGTGCTTCAAGTAAAGCTATATAATTTTCTTGGTTTTGGTTCTTGTCGTATTCTGCTTGTGCCGCTCTAATCGTAATATCTACGTTCTCAAGCATCTTCTCTGCTTGTTCGTCTAATATCTCCCCTAAACGATTATTAGCCGCTATACGCTCTTCTATGGTCTTTGTCTCGTCATCTCTTAACTGTCTTTGTTGTTCAGCTTGTCTATCGTACTTTTCAATAAGACCTTGATTGATGACTGCAGCTATCTCTGCTTGTTTGTTTAATTCTACTGTGTTTTTTGCCGCATCTAATGTAGATTTAGCATAATCAGTTATACTACTTACTACAGTAGGTACTACTTCTGCTACTTTGTCAAATGTATTATTGACTCCTGTTACTACATCAAATAATTCTTTACCTGCACTCTTTGCACTTTCTGCTGCGCCTGCAAAATCTCCACTAAAAACCTTTACAACAGCATCTCCTAAAAATCCTAAAGCATCTAATGCACTTTTAACTCTTTCTATTACATTGTCTAATAGTGCTTGACCAAAGTTCTTTATGGCTTGTGTAGGGTTGTTAAATAGACCTTTAAAATAGTCAATTACAGTTCCTACGTTTCTATCAAGGAATTTAAAGAAATCATTAAAGGCTAAACTTAATACCTCAAAGGTTGTGTTGAAAGCATCTGCTACTTTTTGGTTTTGATTAAATACCTCTGCTAACTTTGCAAAAGCTGCTACTGCTAAACCAATACCTGCAGCTTTAAGTGCGTTGCCAATGCCCTTTACTCCTTTAGCTACACCACCTGTGCTTTCTTTTACTTCTTCAAGGTTATTATCTATACGCTGTACGCTTTTCGCTACACCATCTAAATCTTTTTGTGCCTTGTCTACTTTAGCTTCTAATTCTATTGTCTTTTTAACTGCCATTGTGTAAATTGTTTGTATGCTTCTTTTATAGATTCAGGATATTTGTTTTTACCTAAAGCTATATCTATGTGTTGTCCTTTCCATTTCTCGCTTCTTGCGAACTCCAATAAATCTAAAATATTACTAATCATTTGGTACATATACTGTTAATGGTACTACTTCTCTTGTTGACGTTATAGAAACCCCATCATAGAAACAAGATTGGTCTGCTGTGATTGTTAACGAATCTACTCTATCTATTGTTGAATCTACAGTTATACACAATACTTCAGGTACAAACTTGTCAGGGATTACAGGGTCTACTTCTATTGTTGCACCTGCCTCTTGTTTAACATTTATTAACTCTAATGTAGATTGTGTAGTTTCAAAGTTTGTTGTTAACTTATTGATTCTATATAGGTTGTCAAAGATTCTAACTTTATCCGCTAACGATAAATTCATTGTCACAGACAAAGGCAAATACGCTTTTACTTTTGTCAATCTACGTTGTGGGTCAAATATTTCTTTAACGTAATTTTTATAATATGTGTCAAATAACGTTTGTGTATAAGGCACTAAACCAAACTCATTAACCTCTGAATTAAAGTTTATGTTTTGTGAATCCGTAGTGCTTACACTATTAGAAGGAATATAAACACCTGTATGTGATACTAAATCTCCATCTGACTCAATTACACCTATTGTTTCGTTTTGTTGAATAGGATAAAAGAATAAGGGTTTACCTAAATTAGGACTTTGCTTAATATCAGCACTCCATCCCCATTGTAGGTTGGTAAATGTATCTCCATTAATATCTTTTAGCTTTTCGTATTTAAAGTGTTCTAAAGGTATTGTAATAGTATATGCTTGTCCTTCAAATTTATCTGATGCTCTGTATTGTAAAGTACCCCATTCTTGGTTAAATAGTTCGCTATGGTTTTTAGCAAAGAAGTTGTCGTGTCCATCATATCTTAAATTAACCTGTTTATAGGGTAATACTGAATCTACACTTGATTCTGATTTATCAAGATACTCTGTTATATTCCAAGTTGTTGTACTACTTGCATAGAAATCATCTAATGTCTTTACTTCAATTATTCCTGCATCGTTTTGGAAAGAAGTGAGATTAAACATCTTAAATAACGATGTAATAAAATCTATTACTTTCAAATCAGGCAATTGGTTAGCAGGTCTAAATTGTACGTCTGTTAAAACCTCTGCTGTTGCAGTAAAATATATGTTAGGCTTAAATGTTCCATCTCTTTCTACATACATTTCTATATCATAAGTACTTGGTATATCTGATTCTATAGCAAATGTATAGCTACCATCCTCTAATACCAACCCTCTAATATCTACCCATTCTCCTGTAGTAGCATCTCTTGATACGTTGTCATATCTTTCATATACTTCTCCATTTTTGTAAATAACAAAACTAAATTCATCTGCTACTGATGGAGTGATTGTAACATCTAAACGTCTTTCTTTTCTTCCTCTTGGTGTTCCTGCTATAGATGCTGCAGGTGCTACAAAATAATTATCATATATATCTATAGTGTTTCCATTTTCGTAACCAAGAATAAAATCCCCAACGGGAGTTACATTACCCTCATCTTCAAATAATCCTCCTGTCTTGTTGTGTAACCACAAATAAAGGTTATAGAAAGGTTCGTTAGTTGTATTAAAGAAATCAGTACTAAAGGTTATTCCGTATTGTTGCTCTATAGCTTTTAAAATAACGTATATTCTCAACGCAGGTTTAAGTTGTGATAGTTGTAAACCGTGTGTACTTCCTGCTTCGTATGCTATATTATTTTGAGTGTCGGTATTGTCGTATGCGCTTCCTACTGCTGAATCGTAAACTAACCTTTTGGTATGTGTTATCAAAGGAAAGATAATAGCATCTGTATAAGTTGTGCCTGAATGTGTAATATCTAACCCACTTTGCATATAGGTTTTAATATTAGCATCTGAATAGGTAAACTTAAACGCATCATCTTTAAGCATAGATAAGGCATCTAATTTATCTTCTCCTATAAGGTCTTTTAGATTAATACCATTACCAAAGAAAGTAAGATTGTAAGTGTGTGCTTTATTATCTTTTCTTGTAGCACCCTCTAATTTTATTTTACCTTTCTTGAATAATTTGTAGTTGAGGTATATCTCTGCATCTTTCTTTTTTCTTGCATCAAATCCTATAATATGATAATCATAGAAATGCTTAAATATCTTGTTATTGGTTTTAGATGCAGGAACATTAAAAGAACGTGAGAAGTCCGTAAATACTTTCTCAATATCCTTTACATCCTGTAAGGTTTGTGTTAGTGTTACAGATTCATCTTGGAATAAATCAACTTCCTGACCCTCTATGTATAATTGTAGGTTTAGCATTAACGTACATTGTTTATCTTGTTAAACGCAAATTCAAAATCTATTGTGTAGTTTGCTAATCTGTCATTAACGCTTGTTTTTAATGTTAGTGATTTAGTTTTGGGTATAATAGGTAGTGTGTCGCTACCTTGTTTAATCCATACATTTTCAGATAGGAATAATTCTTCTATTGCACTATTGCTATCCTCATTTATAAATCCTGTATTTAGAGTTATACTCTTTTTAGCGTTAGTGTTATACCTTTCTTGTTGCCCTCCGTATGTAGGATATGTAACGGTTGAGTTCTCTATTGTGTTTCGTTTGAATTGCTCATCGGTTACGTTAAAAGATTCTATTGATTTTTTAAAGAACCAAAGGTCTTGATACGCACCGTACTTATTTACAAACGTTACTTTATATGGAGTGTATTTAGGTTCACATACATTATTTACTGTAATTGTCTTTAATAGCGTAGAATCATCCGTATCGTAAACTTGAATAGTAGAACTATCTGCAGGTATTGTAACGTACTGTATCTTTTGATTAGTGTTTCCGTTGTCTGTAATTTCTGTATCTACTGAATCAATAGTAACCTTTCCTACACCCTCTGCAAATATTGGTAGTTTTCCTGCAGTACCTTCAGGTAGATAAATAGTATTTGGAGTAAATAAAGCGTGTCTTTGTAGTTCAGGGTTTATCTCATCCTCAAAATACCCATATCCATTTGTAGCAATATAGGTATTACTTACAGGAGAACCATAAGTATATACTTGGTCGTTTTCGTCTAATATAGTTGCGACAGTAGTAACCCAAAGCACTCTTGATAAATAGTCATCATTAAAAGTTAAATCTAAATAATCTCTTATGAGTTCCGCTATCTCAAATACTACATTAGTGTCTCCACTCAATATTTCTTTTTGTATTTGATATTTAAGGTCTGAATCGGTATAGCTTCCTGCTGTACCTTCATAAATATATACCTGTAAATCTACCGTTTTAATTGCCATATCTTATTATGCTAATCTTGTAAATATTCCTGTTGTCCAATTCGCCTGCCAAACTTCTGTGATAAATCCATTTGTTTCAACTCTCAAATACCAATCAAATACATTTTGTGCAGGAGTTTGTCGAAAATATTCTCGTGATTTAGTTACCCTTGTATATGGATATTGTAGCGCTCCGCTTGTATATGTAAATCGTCTTGGTGTTAATGGTATATGCAACGTACAAAAAGTAGTATTAATGTTGTTTTGTACATAAGCACTTTCTAAACTTATAGGTGTATCTGATGAACCACGAAGAACCGTATGACTATTTTTTCCGTATGCCAAATACGCACCCTCTACACTTCTATAAGGATTTGACCAATATGTATAATCTAAAGTGGGGTAAGCTGCTTGTACTTGTGCAATAGTCATATATCTATCCCAAACAGATGTATTCCACCATTTTTCTATACCACAAGTTAATTCAATAGCGGGTTGGGTCATCGTTACAGGACAAGTAATGTCAGTACCACTATTATCATATCCACTTGCAGGTGCAGTTATTGTATAAGTAACTGTTCTACTTGTATTAGTAAATACTTGAGGAAATGATATTGGGCTAAAACTTTTTATAGTTCCTTTATCCGCAGTTCCAACTTTTATAATTCCTGATGTGGTTATTGCTTGTCCTGTAAGTCCTGCTGTATCACAATCAAATTCAGGCAAAGCACTACTCACTTGATAATACACTTTAGAACATTCTACGGTTGCGCCTGTGTTTGAATATCCTGTTGGTACGGTAATATCAAAATATAATGTCCATTCTATAAAAGACCCTGTATTATTTGCAGGAACGCTTGTAATAGGTGTACCTCCGCTTGATGTTTTCATAGCAGTAATAGTTCCATTTACAGTAGGTTGCACTATACTACCATCTTGATTTATAAGACCTCCTGTTATATAAGAATCATCACAAGTGTAAGCAGCTGTAGCAGTTGTCGTTATTTGAATAGATTGTGTAGCATTACAGGTCAATGGGTCTCCATCATTTGCTTCTACATATAGATTATGAGTTCCTGCTTTTGATTTAGACACTATCGTTAAATCACTACCATCTATTGTGTAGTCAAAATAATCGGGATAGTTATTTGTGATTGTGTAGAAAGATATAGGGTCTACTCCCGCAGTAAAGTAAGAAGAAACGTCAATAGTAACTGTGTCTCCACCTGTATCTAATGATTGATTAGGAATACTTCCACTTGTTGTTACCCCTCCTGTACAAACAAAAGTAGGTTGTGTAGCGGTTGCAGTACAATCTATTGTATCATTATTTGCATTTGTAAATTCAGGAGGAATACTAATAGTAAATGTAACCGTTCTTGATGTATCACTTCCTACGGTAGCAAATCTACCATCAGAGAAATCTCCATCAGTAGAAGTATAAGATAATATTGTACCGTATTTAGGTATCGGTTTTGTAACATTACCAAATTGGTCTACGGAAAATCCTTGTAGGTCTATTAGCGCGCAAGTTAATTCTACACTTGGTGGTGTAGGTTCTCCATAACTTGCATAAAACGGACTTCTTACATTTATTTTAGTACTCATCTCAATCTATCTTGTTTTAATGTATATGCCAAGAAATCTTCTACGTCTAAACCAAACTTCTCTACAAGTTCATCAGGTAGTTTCTTGAATCCTTGTTCAAATGGTTTAGTAAAGAATAAACTTGGTTTGATTCCTTTTCTGTATATGCTTCTTGCTATTAAATATCCTATTGTGTTGTAATTCCCTTTTGTGAACTTACCCTGTTCGTCTCTTAATCTTATGTTTCTACTCTTTGCCCAATCTGCTAAAGGTTTAACAGGAGGCATCTTTGACTTATAAGAGAAGGGTGTGTTGTATTTCTTTTGCGTACCACTTACCCCTTTGTCTTGATACATTCCATATTCATCCATTTCAAATTCCACAAGAATAGAATTAGGCATCTCCTTTACATACCCCTTCAAACTATTATAAAGCCCTTTAGAGACGTTCTTACGACCTTTTGTAAGTCGTGTGCGTGCTTGTTGTATAACAAACGCTTTAAACGCTTCTAATGCTTCCTGTGTTTTTGTTAGTTGCATATTAATCACAAATAGTCATATCGTTTTGTACTACTACATCAAAGGTAGCTGCCCATCCTGCTAACTTGTTTTCAAATCTATCTACAAAAGGTTCACAAGTAACATCTCCCTCTATTTGATAAAGGTCTGTATATAGGTCTCCTCTTTGTAGTGTATTTATTACTCTTGTTTGTAAAGCTAATTGAGTGTTTAGTACGTCTTGTTCATTGTCGTTTCCTACAAACACATCTGTAACCTCATCTTTACTAACATCTACAATATCCATAGAAAGAATACTGATATTAAAAGTAAGCGTTTTAGTTCCTACTATTGTATTGTTTACTGTGATGTGAGATAAAGGAAAGATGGTTTGCTTGTTGAGGTCTACATCATCAATAGAACCAAATGTAACTGTATTTACAAATGGCTCTGCTATGAGTGCATCTTTTAGTTTATCTGTTACGTTGTAAAACCCTTTCATCGTTTCTTAATCAGTTTCTTTTCTAATTCTATTTTATCTTTTTCAAATGCTAAATACATTAAGCACTCGTGTACGTTGAGTTTGGTAATTTTATCAAACTTGGTAACATCCCCTTTAGCGATTCCATAGATTGATTGATACCAACCCCACTTGCTTCCAAACGTTCCTTCTGATGAGTAGTCAGATTGTTCACTTCCTTCTGTAAATAGTTCAGGATAGTTGTTATTAACTCGCTGTTTAAATTCCAAAAAAAAACCATAGCAGAAAAGACCACATCTAAAGGTGCATCTTTCATTATATCGTTCATTCCTTTGTACTTATCTATTGTGTATTTGTGTCCTTTCTTAAACGTGATTGGTCTATATAAAACACTCATTGCTTTGTGCATACTTTGCCAATCTCCCAAGTTCTCATCAAGGTCTACATACTCGCCTAAAGTCATATCATCCAATACAGGTATAAATCCGTATTCTACGCCTCTTAAATTAAACGTAGGTATTAAACTATGCTTTGTATCAAATACTTTGTTTAGATGTACTGCAATCTCCTGTACGGACTTGTATTTAATCTCTGCTACGTCTTTTAAATCAAGATTGCAAAATATCTCTACCATCTTCTGAAGTAGAAAAGTAGAACCTTGATTTTCTTCTGTGTTTAGCTTTTCAAATCTTTGATACTGTGCTAAAGTTATTTCGTTTAGCGAGTCAGGTACGTTTATTTCAACTTTCATATAATTACAATAAATTAATTACTAATATGTATAAAAAGGAAAAGGTAGCCAATGCTACCCAATCCTCAAACAAAAATCAAATGAAACTACTTATTGATAAATCTTTCGTAAGCGTATTTATAAGCTGTTATTATTGCTTCACTCAGTTCTATACTATTTTGTTTATATGTTTCACTTCCTTCTACTTTTCCTTTGCCTTTGTAATCTATATATAATGTAACGTCAACTCCTTTTTGTACTCCACGCTTTGTAGGTTTTTGCACTACATATATATCATCATCCCAGCAGGCTTTTACCTTGTTAATGTAATCTATATCCAACCTAGATCATATCTTAAATATAAAAACCCATATAAAAAAGCATACATACTAGCGTAAGCTATAGCGTTAAATAGTATAGCTAATAATATATTCTTTTTTGTAAACACTTGTTTTAATATTTGTATATCTTCTTTCATAATTAAAATAAATTAGTTTTACCAAATGTAGGGTACACTTCTGCATCCCGCAGCCTATCTAATTTTGTGGCTTCACGAATCTCACGTTCTAACTCTGCTTGGCGTTTTGCCTTTATTAAGTTGTGTAAAAACTGTTCTCTTGATTTGCTCATAATATAAGTATTAAAAAGGGGAGTTGCCTCCCCCTATTATTTATTTTACTTCTATACTATTTATTAATTCTGTAGTACAATACATAGGCTCCCATCCTTGTTCTATAGTTAAATCTTCTTGACTATTATAAACTAATCCTTTTTTAATTAAAGAACTTAATACTCCTTTTTCCTCGTCATTAAGCCCTAACCCATCAAATTCTGAGTAACCTGTGTTTTTACCATCTACTTCACTATCTATTATTTCGTGTAAAAGTAAATTTTCTTTTTTTGTAATTTGTGTTTTCATTGTATAGTTGTTTTTGTTTTACTTTGTAAATATATAAACATTTTTTTAACTATTATATATTTTAACAAAATTTTAACATTTAGTAAATGTAATATTCTCCTTTATTTGGATTTTCTAACTGATCTGTTAGTACATATCTTGCAGCATCTATACAGTCAGGATGCGCACCTGTAGGCTTTTGTAGTGTATTGCCTTCTTTATCTTTTGCCCACACATATCCCTGTAGTTCTCTTTTTAAATTCTTGCTTCTTGCAGTTATATATATTTCGTTCTGGTTTATTAGATTAATACCATATACTACACTATCCCTGCCTTTGCTTACAGGGTAAACAGTATGCCCATAACCATTTAGTTCAGCAATACTTTTAGGTTCAGCTGAGTCTGCTATAATGTTTTCTTTTATATCATGCTGGCTTAAGAATCTACTTATATCCCTGTTTAGCATTCCTTTCTTATAAAGCACCTCATCAAATATATAAGCATCATTCCATTTGTAAAGTGCTATCAAGGTAGTAGGGTCAACTGAATAACCAAAGTCCATACCATACGCTAATAGTCGTGCATCTTCAGGTAGATTGTCTATTTCTTTCCAATCAGGAATACATACACCCTCTAACGAACCTGTTTCTCCCAATCCATATACCCTCCACCAATTAGCCCAATAGGTTGATATCTTTGCTTTCTCTTTAGCTTTTTCTATTTCTTTTACAATACTTTCAGGTAGCGCATCATTGTCTTTATAAGTTAATGTAATGTAATCCGTATCAGGTTTGCCTATTAGTTCTTTATCTACCCAAAACAAGTTAGAAGGGTTATAATCTAACCAGATAATCCCGCTTGTTCTTACCGCTAACTGTGTGTAAGCATCAAAAGGTACATTGTTGCACTCGTTAATATATAGGTCAGTCCGCCTTGCACCTCTTAGTTTATCAGGTTGGTCAGTAGAAAAGAATTCTATATAGCTATTATTTGAAAAGGTGTATTTTAAGGTACTTTTATTAAACTGACCATCTTTATACCTATGTTGACCTTTTAAAATGCCTAAGAAGTCCTTTAAAGCGCCTCTACGAAGGTGTGGTATGCTTTCACTTACTACGCTTATTTCTTTATTAGGGTTTTTTACTGCATAGTCTATTAAGATAGCTAATATAGATATAGTTTTACTTGCTGAGGTTCCACCCTTAACAATTCGTATCCTACTATTTAGCTTCCTAAGTTTTTTAGTCGCAATAGTTTGCTTAATACGCATACTAATCTACAAACAATGGTAAGTCCTCATTGATTGTAATATCCTTAGTTTCTTTTGGTTTACCTATGTAGTATTCTAAGTAAAGTTTAATCCAACGTATGTCGCCAGACTCTACACCTGTTTTTAAAGCTTGTAATGCAGTATCTTCTAATGGTGATAATCTTTCTACAAGTTTTATTTCATCACTCTTAGGTTTTCTTCCTGCGAATCCTTTTGTAGAATGTCCTCCATTATTCTTTCTACCATCCATAATTAAAAAAGATTAATTAATTAATTATACAATAAACTTTTTAACTATTTGTTAATTCAAATTGTTCAGCTAGTTCTGGGTTAACCTTTTTTAATTGTGCTTGCAAGTACTTATATCTTATTTCTATATCTTTATTTTTTTTATCTAATATCTTATATTGTCCTTCCCAAAACCCTTCTAATGTTTGTGCTTTTGTAAATGCTTCAGGATTTAATTCTTTAGCCCTATTGAATCTTTCACTTAATATTAAATAGTCCTGCTCAAATTCTTTATCAAATTTAATCCAGTCTTTAGCTTTTCTTGTAAAATATAATACAGTAGCATGATCTTTATCCATTGTTTTACCTATTGCACTTAATGAGTAATGTGTATTATCTCTTAATAGTTTATAATAGATTGCTCTTGCTTCTATATATGGTCTACGTCTTGTTACTTTAGTAATATCTAATTTATAATAATCTTCTATTATTTCCCTAACTATTCTTTGTGTGTTCGTCATTTTCTATTTTATTAATTATATCTTTTATTGTCATAAATCCTGCTTCGTGTATAGCTTTTAATATTCCTGCACACGCTTCGTACTCCTCTGCTTTTTCATATAAGTCTATAGCTTCCTCTAACTCCGTAATACTTCTCCCATTAGCTATATCTAATAAAGCAAGGTTATAAAATTCATTTATTATACTTTTATTCAAGAGTGTCTCTTATTACGTAAGTATTTATATCCTCTTCCATTTTGACAAAATACTTTTCAAAAATTTGTAATCCTGCTTCGAGTTTATACTTACCTGATTCATAAAAACTTTCTTCTACATCATATATTCCTAAATCTCCTGAAGATTTATCAATTACAAAAAACTTAAAATCTTTCCAATGTATATTAAATAAATTACAGTAAATATATAATTGAACGTCGTAAGAATATTTTTTAGCTGACCATTTAAATCCTTTTAAATCACTTGTTGTTTTTAAATCTGCAATATAACCTTGTCCTAAAACATCTGCTTTAGCTCTAAAAGGATAGCCATGTAATATATCAAACGCGGGTTTTTCAAATTCCGCTCCTCTAGTTAATTCTTGCCATACATCATTTTGTAATAATGCATCCGCTGTATACATAGCTTTATCATATTCTTTTCTTGTAAATACAAAGTCAGGGCTGCCTACTTCTTTTACTTTATCTTTGTATGTTTTAGTTACGGCCGATTGAACCTCAACTATATGGCAAAGAGTATCTAATTTTTCAGGCTCTAATGCGGCTAAGTGTATTAGTCTTCCTATTTTAAATGCTCCACTATCTGATTTAAAATTTAAACTTCTTTGATAACTTTTAGGGGAATCTATTAATTGTTTTATAGCAGAACTACTTAAAGCATATTTACCTAGTTCACCATAATAAAAGCTATCATCATACATTTTTTTAATTAGCTCTTCTTTATCCCATACTTTACCATTTAATAATTTTATTTTTTCTATTCTTTCTTTGCTTTTTATATAAATAGATTTCATATCCGCTACTGGTATAAAGCAAGTATCAGGTCCATTAAATGAAGGATTTAAATTAATTAATAATGCTTGTAATTCTTGATCAGTTGTAAATTCATAATTATCACTTCCTACAATAATATTAACACCTCCCTTTTTTTTGGCCCAATCCATAAAACCTATCTTAGGTGTTTTAAAAGTTATATGTTTCCAATCTGGTTTCTTTTCTACGTTTATCATTATTTATTTTTTACAAAAGTTCCATTAATCATTTTACCCTTACGGCTTTTTATTTCTGCATAAGCTGATTCTATACAACCCTCAATACTTAATCCGCACAACTCAGCTAAATTAGTTAATACTACTACACAATCCCCTATTGCATCTTCTATTTCAAATTTATTACTATTCAATATAGCTTTTGATAATTCTCCTGCTTCTTCAAGTAATTTAAGATATTGCGTTTTAGGATCCCCTTTTTCATAGATACCTCTTTCTCTTGCCCAATCTCTTATTGGTTCAAACTCGTTATTTAATATCATTCTTTTTATTTTATTAATTCTGCTTTAATATAAGAATTACTTTTATAATTATCTAAATAATAATTATTATAGTCTCCTTTTAATTCTGGTAAATTAAATATATTATTATAAATATAATCATTTACTGCGTCTATATGATTTAAATATATATGCGCATCAGCTAAATTTAAACCTAATGTATCGGGTATTAAATTACATTCTTTAGCTATAGTTATTAAAAATAATGCTCCTACTATTATATCATAGGGCAAGCCTAAAAATAAATCCGAACTTCTAAAATGTATTGTTAAGTTTAATTTATTATTTATTCTTACAAAATTCATTTGAGTATAGCAACAGGGCAAAGCTTGTTCTTCTAAGTCGCAAGGGTTCCATAAAGTAATAATTGCTCTTCTTGTATTATTTTTTATTTCATTAATACAATATTCTACTTGATCTACTTTATTATTATAATTTTTAATTTGATAACCATAAACTTTTCCCAAAGAATTATTAATCGCAAAATCATCCCACCAGTTTACATTGTTATTTTTTAAATACTCTAAATCAGTACGACCTTCGTATATCCATTTAAATTCGGTTAAAGCTTTATTAAAAAATATTTTTTTGCCAGTTAATATAGGAAAGCCTTTTGATAAATTAATATTTAAGGTTTTATTAAAAAGTTTAATAGTATCAACCTTTGTTCTATTTTTACAGCGCTCACCATACTGCAAAACAGTAAGCAATAATTCTTTATAATCTAATTCAAATTTATTGCTCATTGTTGTAATTATTTAAAGCAGCTATATATCCAACCGCATCTAATAAAGTATCTTCTTTTAAATTATATGCCATTCTACTAATTTTTAATGCAATCATACATTTATAAAAATCTTCTGTGGTTATTTCTTTATTGCATAACTCACTTGCAAATAAAGCAGCTTTACGCATTGATTCATTAAAAGGACCGTACTCACGTTCTTTTTCTTCAGATCTATTATTTATAATATCATCTGCTTTTTTTAAAATATTCATAATTCTAAAAATTCTGTTTGTTCTTCTATTCTTCTGTCTAATTCTTGTTGAGCACGTTGACTTTCAGCTGTTAGTCTATTAGTATTTATTATATGTATTAAATCTTGCTCTGTAAGTTCTGACCAAAACCAGTTGTTATAATTAAATTGCATATTGTTGTTTTTGTAAATATAAACAATTATTTAACATCTTCCTCTTTTGGAAAAACTTTTTTTTCAATTTTATCTAATCTATGTAATGCAACAACTAATGCTTTTTGTGCAAGCTTTATATCGTGTTGCATTTTAATCAGTTTTATTTCTTTCATTGTAATATATTTGGTTACATACTGCAAATCTTAGGTGTGGACTTTTATATTTTTCAGCTATTACTGGGTTTAGCAGACATTTTTCCATAAACTCTAGTCGGGTTTCCCCTGTTTTTAATTTTGGTAAAAGCATTATTTCTATCGTGCTACATTTTAATTAATTTAACTTCTTTCATCTTTATATATTTGATTACATACTGCAAACCTTTGATCTACAGTCCTAAATTCTTTAATCATTTCTGGGTTTATCATACATCTTTGTACAAATTTCTGTTGAGTTTCCCCTGTTTTTGGTTTTGGTAAAGGCATTATTTCTGTTGTTTTAATTTTTCTATATACAATACTGCATCCATTAATTCTTCTTGCAAATGGTTTAGGAACTTGTAGAATCCGTCAGGGCTATCGTAAAGAGTTGTTCCATATTTTACTATTCCATTCCTGCTGCGTTCCCTCATTTTACTAATTACCAATTCTACAATTACGTCTTTATACCTATCCTTATAAGTACTGTCCATTGTCCATCTGTCGCCAAATTGCATTTCTACCCACTTTCTTAAACTATCACTCATCTTTTTTTATATTATAAAATTCCCTAACTAACATACCTTCGATTATTCTTAAGGTAATATAACCAAGTATTATTTTAAATACCAACATCTATTCTAGTTTTTAATTTTTGTATTTCTTCTTCTAATTCAATTATTTTTTTTTCAGCTGTTCTTGCTCTTTCAACTGCTCGTATTTTATCTGACCTGTACTCCGAAAGTGATTGATCGTAAAAAAACCTATCTGATATAAGGTTTTGTACATAATAACCTATTTGCACTAAAGCGGCAGTTGAATCGTTTAAAGTAATATTATCAGGATACTTCTTTTTTAATTTAAGTATTACTTCACTTACTAAGTTGTAATTAGTGTAATACTCTAATTCTTTAAGATTATCTATTTTTTTATTCATTGTTCTTTGTTTTGTATTTACAAGTATTGATTATATACAGCTTGTAAATCTTTCCATACTACTTTAGCAAAACTACAGGGCGTGCATTCAACTTTAGTTTTAAATATTCTTTCATATATTGTTTTATACGTTTCTTGTTCATCTGGTGTAAATTTGTGCTTTTTGGTATCTACAGCCATTTTGATTAAGTCAAACTCACTTTCTGTTAAACACTCAGGCTTTTTATACCTAAACATTTTATTTAGTTTAACTTTTCGTTCATCACAACCGCAATCTTCACCAGCTAAAAATTTAACTGCTTTCTTTATACCTGTAGCTGTTGTAATTTTTTCTACAGTATCGCCAAGCCCTTCGCTTGCCGCTGCGTATTTAGCCTTCCATTCTTTGTACTCTTTTGTACGTTTGTCGCCTTTAAATTCTGTCATAATCTTTATTTTTGTAATCTTCGTAATCTTCTTGAAATTTATCTTTTAATTCTTGTTTTGCATTTTTTAATGAATTAAATATACTAACCCAACTTATATTAGTTTCTGAAGCTATCCCTCTAATACTTAAATCTGAGTCTCTATACAAAGTAAATAATTTTTTTTCATACCATCGCCAACCTTCAATATGTTCATCAATCATTGTGCATATTTTATGAAAAGCTACTTGTTCATCCATTTGCGAAGCATCTGGGATCTGTAGGGTAGTTTCGTCATCATCAATAGATATTTTAACAATCTTTCTTTTACTATTATAATATTGGAAATAGATAGAACGAAAAGTAAAATACATATACCCCCTACTAACGACACCATCTCTAATAATCTTGCTTTCATCAGCATATTTATATATAGTTAAATATCCTTCTTGTACAATATCTTCCGCATAATCATATTCGCCAAAACTTTTTACAATAGCTACCCATTCATCGTGCCTTTCAGCCACTTTAGCTAGCCATTCAGTTGGTTTATCCATATCACATTAATACTAATTATACCTAACAAACATTGTAAGGTAATTTCATCTTCGTTTTCGTATTGTTCTTTGTGATATAAAAAGCCAAACATTATACCTTTAATAGGACTAATAATAATATCTGCACCTTTGTATTGACCTGTTATAATAAACACAAAAGCAATAATTAATAAAAGCCCTATAAGTATCATATATTTAGTTTTTGTATTTTAGTTTTATTGTGCATTAAATCAGTACCCATAAATTCATATCCAATATTATTTATTTTCATTCTTAATTTTAAAGGCTGTTCAAAACTAGTTGGCCTCGCTCCGGTTTCGTTTTCTTTGATTTTTAAAATATGAATATTAGCATACATCCAATCTGTAGGGTGTTGTACATATCTATGAATACACCATATATCGTCTGCTCGTGAACTAATCTTAGAACCACCTTCAGCATCACTCATAGCTAATGGTCTTGTTAATCCTTCGTATTCGTGTCCTGAATGATGAACTTGGCGAAGTGCTGAGGTTACACCGTGAGCGTTAACACATATTTGCACATTATTTTTTTTTGTAAATATTCTTAACTCAGTTAATACCTGATAATCGTACTCGTGAGCATTACCTACCATTTTTAAAATTGCAGCATCTTTAGCTAAACTGTTATAAGGATCTATTAAAAATCCATCATAATTCCAAGCATCTTTTATTTGCTGTGCTTCTTTTAATAAACTCTTATAAGTATATAAATCTTCAACTTCTATTATTTTAAAATATTCATCAGACCATTTAACAGCTTGATTTATTTGTTCATCATTAGCTTGTTGAATTGGTTTACCCATATAAAATTCTATAATCTTTCTTAATATAGACTCAGGTGTATTTTCACTTGACCAAATTAAAAATCTTAGATTATGCAATTTGGCCCATAATACATAAAAATAAATAAGCGTTGTTGTTTTTCCTACATTTGCATGACCTATAGCTATCAATAAATTTTTCTTAAATCTTATATGCTCATCAATTTCAGGAACACCTATTTTTAATCCTTCTTTTATTCGACCATATTTAATATCTAATATTTTATCTTGTAAGCTCTTTGCCTGTGCTATCATATACTTTTAGTTATAATATTATACTTTTTTTCCATTGCCTCTGACTGACCCTCTTCTTTTGGTAAATAATATCCTAATATAGGATTTACTTTATAATTCCAAAAATCAATAGGCATTTCTTCTCCATCTTTTAATCTTTTCATAAAGGTATAAAAAAAGGGGAACTTAATCCCCTATTAAATTAAAAAGGTAAATCTGCTGTTTCTTCTCTTGCTGGATTTTGATCTGAATTATTTACATTACCTATAGTAGCTGTTATTTTCCAGCCATTAATACTAGTATAATATTTACCATTATATTCTTTACCCCTTAAATTAATTCCTACTGTAACTGGGTTACCTACTTGAAAGTTATTTATTGCATTAATAGATTCACCCATAAAATCAATAGCTAAATCTTGAGGATATTTTTCTGCAGTAGTTACAACGATAGTTCTTTTTGACCACTCGTTACCTGCTTTAGAAGTTCCTGACTCAATGTCTTGAATAATTTTGATGTTTCCTGTAATTTCCATATTTCTACTTTTATTGATTGATTATTATATTTAGTTATGTAATATACTTTTTTTATTCTACAATTTAGCAAGTTCATCCCATACTTCTTTTTTAGCGTTGTAATGGCTTTTAACTGTACTTAAAGATGTACCTGCTTTTATTTTATCTTTAATTGTATTAAATAAAGGTGTATTTTTATTTAAAAAAGGTTTTTGTGTTGTTACACCACTTGCTGTATTACCGTCGTCATCTTCCGCTTGTAAACCAAGTAATGATGTTAAAGTACCTCTTCTAAAATATGTAATACAAGCTAATTTTTTTTGAGGATCTGTAATTGATTCAGGTATTTTTAGCCAAGCCATATCGCTTGTTTCTGATTCTATACATTTTAAAATAGTAAATACTTTTCTTCCTCTTGTAGGCTGTGATAACAATATTTTGTGTTTTTCTAATAAAGGATTAAGTTGTTTAATTAAAGAGTTAATATCAAAATACTTTGAATTATAAAAAGGATTTTTTGCATCTTTACTAATTGCTCCTATTTCTTGTTGTAATAAAAACATTTTCTTGTGGATATTTGTTTCTTTGCTCATTGTTTTAAATTTGAAATTAATTGTTGTTTTGCTTGTTCAAGCATTTCATTTTTCTTTTTTAATTCATATTGCAGCTCTTGTACCTTGCCATAGAGTTCTGCTTTTGTAAATTGTTCCATATCGTAAATATATAAAAAAATTTTAATAAAAAAAAAGAGGCAAGAAATTAATCTCACCCCCTTCTAACAAAGAACAATATACAAGAATTATCAAGTAAGCTTTTTCACTCTTTCATTGTAATCAGAAATCATTTCTTCTAACTCGATATTGGTAAATTTACGCAGTTCACGACTTTCTTCTAGTAATGTTTTAGATAAGTTATTACCAAGATATAAACTATATTTATATTGTTCACCTGCTCTATAAACGTTACAAGCCACACATTGAGGTTTTACATTACGCTCGTCCCAACGTATAGAGTAGTGTTTTCTACTCATAAAATGTCCTGCTTGTATTTCTTTCCAATGGAATTTCTTATTGCAAGTAACACAAGTACAATATCCATTGTTGTCCGCATTGATTAATCTTATATACTGACTAAATACTACATCTAACTTTTTTACAAGTTTACTCCGTGTAGGTTTTTTAGCAGTTCTTGGCATAGTTTTTTTTTAAGCATCCATATGGTTTAGAAGTAAATTACCATCGGTTTCATTAAAACCTTTTATTAATTTATATAAATGCTTACTATCTGATTTAACTTTTTTCTTTTCTGTTTTAGTAGAATCTATTCCAAGATTTTGATACTGTATAGCATCCATTTCTAAAATAGCATCTGTTCTTTCTTTTACAGATAATTGAAAATCTTTAGCAATTTTCTCTGCTAATCTTCTAATAGTTAAATCTTCAGTCATTTTATATATATATTAAAGTTAGTAATTAATTACATTCCCACTAACCCACCAAATTTACACGCTTTTTTTTTAAGATGTAAACTTTTTTAAAGGTAAGTTATTAACTTTTTATTTAACCTTGTCTTTTAACTTCTCGTAAGTCCTTAAACCACCGAGTCCTAACATACCCAAAAGAACAGTCATTAAATGTTCCATTTGTAAGGCAGGAGGAACTGTTTCAGGTTTAATAGCCCAAATAAACAAATCCCTAATTACAAAGTTATATGCTAATGCTACTCCACAAACCCAACCTATAAAAGGTCTCCACCCTGCTACAAATACTGTGCGGTGTTGTGCTTCTATTTCGTTAATTCTTGTTTGTATTTCTAATAGCTGATTAGGGTCAAGTTCTTTGCCTTTTATGGCTTCCCTAATTTCCCAAGCTAAATTACCTGCTACTGACTTTCTTGCATTACCGCCTTTTAAAAGCCCTAATAATAATTTCCACATTATTCGTTCAGCATTTTATTATACAGTATTTGTGCTAATCTAACTTCGTGTTTATTGTCTTTGCAGATGTCTTTTGTTAATTCTCTGTATTCAGCTATCTTTTGCTTTCTTGCACTTGCACAACTTAACATCGTTGCAGCAAGTAATATTATTATTATTCTCATAGCGTTTGTTTGTTTGTTGGAGGATTGCCTCCGTTAGTTTGTCGATACTTTTGCGTATCTCTTTTAATTCGTTGCGAAGTCCGTTTGACTTTACACTAATCGTATCTTTACTCATTTCTTTTTAGCAGGTTTGTTTCTACCGTTTTTTTGCGCTCTTGTACAATGACTGTACTTACCTCTACGATTTAATGCTTTACCCATAGCGTACTTCCTACAGTATTAGTATGTCCATACAGAGTTTGGCTTTGAATCATCGGTATCACAATGGATAAAGGTTTTTGCAA